TGGGTTCATTCTACCAAATGTCATCACGCCATGTTTGGTATTCTCTTCTTCGATGAGAAACTTAGAGAGACTTAACATTATTTCTAACCTTTATTCTTTAGAAAGTTAGCCTTGGCAAACTCTGATCTATTTACGAGCTTGGTTGGTTCCGTATTTCCAGAGTGCTCATGATTTACGACAAAGCCTTCGGGCTTAGATTTCACCGATCCAATGTGATGCGTCAATCCACCTTCATGGCTTTCGAGAGACTTGACCAATACATTCTTAGCCTGAGTAAGATGATGATGCATCGAGAGAAGATGTTCATAATGAGATTTATTCTTTTCGATGTGAGATAGGTGCTCAGTGCCTTCGGCCTTCTTTCTCGAGATTCCAGCTTGGCTCTTTAATTTAGAAGCAAGTCTTTCATAGTGCGCCTTGACATGATTTTTTAGACCAGAGGCAGTAGGAACTTCATCATTTCGAACAGTATGATTAATGTAAGTGGCAAGATGACCACCATCGCCCTGATGCTTCTCTGTTGCTTTGTACATCCTGCCTCCATGGGCATCGTGGATATCCTTGGCAGCTTTCATGTGCTTTTGAAACTGATCTTGTGCATGTGATCCATATTGAATCTTCGAAGTATCATGTTCGGCAGACTTGGTATAGACATCGGGATGATGAGTGAATGAAGAGTGATCGACATGAGGAGAAGCTGTCATTGTCGAGGGATCAGATCCATGATACTTTTGATGTATCACAATTCCTACCTTGGCCTTGCCAATCTTCTTGGCCTCATCGCCATGGGCAGTATATGTAATGGTATTTGGCGTAAATGATACTGAATGGACTGGTGCTTCGTGAAGATTATTTTTAAGATCATCATGAGTGAACATCAGATCACCCTGATACACTCCCTTCTTTGGAGCGACTTTTGGAAGATGATGTAGAGCAGACTTTAGCTTCGAGACTAGACCAGGAGCATGGCCATGATTCTTTTCGATGTCGGCATGAGTATAGTTTAGTTTAGGCTTCTTATTAAAAGCAGATTTGGTAGCGACAAAGAACTTACCAGACTTTGGATGATGTCCAAATACAATCGAAGGACTTCCATCATACTTCATGGTCAGAGCAGAGTTCTTATATCCATGCTTCATATGTTCGTGGGCTTGATTAAGTGCTCCAAAGGCATGCTCAAATCCAGCATGGCCATGAAGAAGAGGATGGTCCTCGGCATGAGTAATATGCTTGAGTTGGCCACCAGATTCCTTTTCGGACTTTGCCTCCTCAATTAAGAATGTCGAGAAACCTTTCATATCTATACCTTTCTTGTCGATCCATCAGAGCGAACATGGTGTGCCACGAGCTCGGTATTGGGGTGAGCCTTCTTTAGCTCCTTGAATGAATCAAGGTTGGGTTTAGAGTCATCATACATGTGTACTTTAGAGTATTTATGTTTGTTTATATAGCCATGGACGACTCTCGCCTTCTTTTGAGCGCCAGATTCTTTAGACTTCATGTTACCGACTCGAATTACATGAACTTTATTCATGTCAATTCCATGTTTTCGGAAGGTATCTAGGAAAGTTTTTTTGTTATCGAGATTGGCTCTTGCAGTATTAAAGATGACATGATGTCCAGCCTTGATCGCTTTCCGTACTCTATGAAGCATTGGATGGATGGGCTTTGATTCGTCATGGAACTTCTTTGCCGATCTGAATTCAGAGAAGTCATAGCGATGACCTGGTTCGAGCTTCTTATGAGCTTCGTGTTCGGCATATTCTGAAGTCGAGAGGCTATGTTTTACCTTTCCAGTATGATCGACGACGTTAATCTTAGCTGTTGGATGTACTAGAGTATCGTCGATATCAAAGACATGGAGCTGTCCTCCAACCTTAGTCATCTCAGAGAGGTAACTCGTAAATGTTAACATTATATCTTCCTGATTAATCTATTACTCAATATTTATATAAACTGAAATGGGGGAGCATTGCTGCTCCCCCACTCTATCCTGTTAACTCTCTCGGGAATTATTTCTTTGATACGCTCGCATTAACAAACGCATACATCTTCTCTGCGGTTTCGAGAACTTTGTCAAGTCCTGGAAACTGTGGCATTCCAACTGTGGTAATCAAATTACCTGTAATTGGATCTCTAGCAGTACTCATTTCCCAACCATTGAATTTAGCATGGAAGTCTTCTTGTACTAGACTCTTGGCCATTCCAAGAATGTCTGTGCGAATCTCGTAACCGTTCTTGTTGAATTTAACTTCTGGTAGCTGTGACATAATTATCTCCTGTGTGTAATGTCTGTGTGTAACATAGTGCTCTCTTTTGACAAGAGAGATTTAAGTTATGGTGTTGCTTTATGGGCAACACCATAACTATTTATTTGATTTTCGATTATTTTTTCTGCTCATTTATTTCTATTTTTTTAGGCTTTTTATGTTCGGGGATGATAGCCTCCAACCAGACTTTAAGCATCCCATTAAATAAGTCAGCACCTTTAATCTCTACGTTATCAGCGAGACTAAAACTTCGAGTAAAGGCTTTATCTGAAATACCTTTATGTAGATAATTCTTTTCTTTATCATCCAAAGATTCAATGTTTCCTTTAATTTTGAGAGTTCCATCGACCATCTCCAGTTCGATATCCTGTTTTGCAAAACCTGCGACTGCCATTTCGATAACATACTTGTTATCGTCTACCTTCTTGATATTGTATGGAGGGTAATTTGCTGTCGTCTTTGCAGCTGTATTTGCAAGATCGGCGAACTGTTTTAGAAGTAGGTCTGATCCAATAAAGAAACGATCATAGTTCTGGTAGTTATGTAACATAGTGCTCTCCTTTGATAAGCGAGATTTAAGTTATGGTATTCCTTTATAGGCAACACCATAACTATTTATTTGATTTCGAACTACTTTTTGTTCTATTTTCATATTTTTTTAGATATTATTCATTCTCCTTTATCTTTGTTCGATAGTATCTTATAGTTCTCTAGCCCAAGAACACTATGAACTATGGCGGCAAGAATAGAAATCGACAACCATGTCCCCGAAAAATATTGCAACCAGGTTATATTTTGGTATATTGCTATATTGCCCAGACCAAGAGAAATTATAATTAAGAAGAATATATTGTTTCTTATCACTAGATGGCCTCTCTCTCCCATCAAAGAGTCAATAGCAATAATCATGCCAGTGATCTCTTTGAGGGTAATATCCTGGCCCTCAATTCTGAGTTTCTGGATATCGAGGACTTCTTGGGGATTTCTAGGTTTCTTCCTTGGCATAAGATCTATCTCCCCTTGTTATGTTAGGCAACCTTCTTTGAATTCTTCCGATTCTCAAAAGTCTTGGCTGCTTCGATCGAACTCGCGTCGTTGGGGCAAGAATAGAGTTTACCCTTAGTCTTGGGAGACTTAACAGTGTTCACTGTAACTCCACGCTTCTTCAAAGCCCAGACATAGACGGGAACAGAACGAGGAACGATAGTGAGCTGAGAAGCGATATCGTGGACCGAGAGGCCATTCTTAGTTTCACTAAGATTCTTGTAAAGATTATAGAGCTGAGTAGTCTTAGACATTTTAATTCTCCAGTTGATTATATAAAATAGAGTGTATGATTAGAACAAACATAGGCACACTCTCACAAGCCCATGCTCATTTAGTTCTGTCGATTTTTTAGTTCTTCAATTCTATGTTTGAGTACACTTGCGGCAGTATTGAAGTGTCCCGTTCCAGTTTCACCCCTATCTCCCCTGTAGTAATCTGTCAGGAGGGTATCGACTTCGCTCTGAAGGACAGAGATATACTGTTCCTGTGTAATAGCCTGTAACACTTTTTGATATTCTATCTTACTATACATCTTTCATTCTCCTATTAGCAGTCTGGATCAAAGTCAGCCCATTCCTGAGCTTCGTCAGGCTGGCCGTCATGATCGGATTCGAATCCAAAATTCTCACGTTCTTCATCTGTCATCAGATCTTCGCAGAGAGCAAAGAGATCGCCGTCCTGGTACAGCTTCCAAGTATATCCACCCTCGTCAAATTTAGCATTATCTAGGATGTCAGACCAGGCATCCCAGTAACTCTCTTCGGTGGGACCACGGAGGCAGAGCTCGACGTCTTCGGGATTGATTCCCTTCCAACTTGTAAAGTCCTTACAGAAACTGTGTGGAATATAGACACCACGTTGATCAGAGAGCAATAATTTTACGCCAGTCATTTTCAATTCCATTCTAAAAAAAGGATCCTTGGTCGACCTGCCCAACATTAGGGTCGCTTCTTCGACCAAGGATCGAGTTAATCGTTATCGTTGTCGAACATGCCGTACATAGCCTCGCCATCTGCTTGATGCGCAAGGTCTTCGATGCGGTTTTCTTCGTCGGAGTAGTATGATTCGGGACGAGTATGGTATTCGTACTCGACAAAGGTGCCCAATTTTGAACAAATAGAAATTGCTCGCGAAGTTGCAGCTGGGGTTTCTGGGCCAAAATCTGCCAGATAGGTTCCATTTCCTGCACCATCGTCTTCCCACAATTCGATGTTAGGATGTTGGCAAAGAACACTATCGTTGATATAGACAACGTAGTTGATAGCCCATTCATCGCCGTCTTCGTTGCCATCAACTTCGTTACTCGCGACTCGATAGATTTGTTTCATAGTAGTCATTAGATCTGCTCCAGGTAATGCATGGTCGGTTGTTCTCGCTGGGTGTCTATGGAGAAGACAGCTTCGCCATTCGGATCCAGGGTAGAGATCAGGTCATTCTTAACGACCTTAACAAAGTATGTGTCGTGCTTGGAATTAACTGGTACGAATAGATTACCACGGAGAGATCGAATTTGCTTTATCAATTCTTTGTTAGTCATTTTCATTTCCTTCACTTCAGCTTATAGATCATTCTAGCATAGAAACCGAAGGAAGTAAAGCGAATTCTTTTGTTAGATATCAATGACTTAGCTCTAATGACCAGTAAGTCATTGAAATCATTGAATAAAATAGTTTTGTTATATATCAATGACTTAGAGAGCCTATTAGAAGCCCGAGAGCAAGCATCCTGGATTTGGGGTATTTGAGTCCAGGCAGAGCCGAGAAGCCTCTCTCTAGTCGTGGATCATTGCGACAGAGGCGAAGTATGCCAGAAGGACCAGGATTAGAGCGACTCTAAAGTACAGTTGAAAGCGGAGGGATGGGGTCATGATTCACCTTTTACTGAATTTCTTATTTCTTGGATTTCTTACTCTCGAGCCACATCTCATATAAGCCTCGCTCGCGACCATATGCTTCAATCTCCCAAGGAAAATCCCAATACTCCATCTTGTTGGTGTCATAGAGTTTTCCTTTGAACTTAACTATATCTTTTCTCTGATGAAAATAATGCTCTTTCTTAGCATGTTGCTTGACATGGACCAGTTCGTGGCAGACAGTTTCGAGAATTTCTCTTTTCTTGAGTTTTATTGGTTTTTTCTTACCACTCTTAAGAGCATATGTTGCAATGCGGATTGTAAACTCCTTGGGAGAATATGCATCGTCCATCCATTCACAATCACCAAGAGTACCCTCGCCACCCATGAATTCTTCAGAATCACATATCTCTTTGGAAATTACGAAATCGACTGATATTTTACTAGCAAGTCTGTCTTGCATCAATCTATGTAAGCAGAAGTTAGAAATATCTTTAATATCCTTCAACAATCCTCTTGTCTTCGAAGCTCCTTTCACTGAGATTGAAGCCATAATTTTTATCCTTTAATAAGAAGTTACGTTAATAAAGCTTGAGATGCGAGTCGACTAAATGTCATTCCAGAAATATTCTTGGCTTTGATGTCGTGAAACTGAAAGAGATCGAAGTACTCGTCGGGATAGATCATGTAGAACCTTACATCTTTGTTCTTTAGACAAAACCAGGTCAGGTATCTGATCCGACCGATATTGTCTGATGGATTGGACTTTGTGTCGAGACCATAGTTGGCTTGTCCCTCGAAAATATTTGATACTGATTGTAAGTCATCTTTCCAGATGAAGTCAAACCCAATGCAATATAGAATCTTTGCTCCATTTCGAATAGCTTCGATCATTGCATTCATTCCAGCATTTGATCGTGGGCGATACTTATTACATTCTTCAGGTTCATACTGTTCTTCTTGGAGAGGAATAATAACTCTTTCCTTCGGAAAGGATGATGAGAGAATCTCTTGAATCATTCCCTGGTCGATAGCGACTAGTTTGTCGACCATGAATTCCTTATAGATGGCATTGCATCCATATATCGTTCCATGACCAACTAGAGAGTTTAGATCAAGGCTCTTCCTCGACGTTCCATTACCAATAATGAAAGCCGCATCACTTCCAATCTTTTTCTCTGGGGTCGCTTCCATCTAAGTCAACTTCCTTGTGCTTACTGGCATCTACTCGAAGTTCTTTCTCATAGATTTTACTCTGCTTCACTTTACGAAATTTTGTAGATGAATTATAGTCGTAGCCATGTTCTTCATTGTCATGGCGATAGGATCTAGACATTTTAGAATTAACCCTCCTTGATTAGTGTTGGATATACTTTCATTACGAGCTCCTTAGTCACGTTCTTAAATGGCATCTTTTTATCCTTGATATCACATAGCAACTCAGCGTCCATAGGATCGATAGATTCCAGTATCTGAATGAAGATATGTTCTCGTCGAAATCGAGCTAGTTTGGAACTGCTATTCTTTAGAAAGATATGAAGCTTCTTTGCTTCTGCTTGGAACCTACCCTCAGAGTCTGATCCGAGACGAAGAGGAGTATAGGGTGGTTTGCCTTCTGGCAAATCAAAGATAAGTTTGCTATTAAATGCATAGTCTAAGATTGTCTTGAGATTGCTCGTTGTATGTTTTCTCAGACACTCCTCTCTTTCTTTCTCGGATGGAAGGGAATCGACTTCTTTAAGAATTTCATAGACTGACTTGGTCTTCATAATTATCACTTTCCAGAACAGAGTAATATTGTGTATTTATTTATTCGGCCATTTGGAGTCGACTTCTTTCCTCTGATTTCTTTACAGGCGTTGGAAATAACTCGAGTCTTTGGGATACTGAACTTAGGAAGCATTGCCTCTGGCTTTCGAAGAGTAAATGTCATTGAATTTGTCTTGTCATAATTTATGATTGCCGAACCCTTTACCGATAGGCCATGGGCAGAATCAGAATTATAGACTGAGATTTTCCTGTTCTTGGTATTGTAGCATACCAGTAGACTCGACCCAATTATCTTAGTTGGGTCGATACTATTCAATTTCAGATCTACAAACTCAGAAAGGAACTTCAGACGAGAGACAAGCTTCTCAGGAGTCTTGGGTTTCTTCTTACGGAACTTCTTGGTCGTGTCGACCTCAGTCAACTTAAATGCACTCTCGCGAATGATGTCATTTACAAAGTCAAGATACTTCTTCATATCCCTCTTACCAATCCAGGCATATGCCTCATTAAGCTGCTCGTCCTTCTTTAGGATAGCCTGTTCGAGCTCATCCTTCAGCTTATTGTAATATGCTACAATTTCCTTGAGGTATGGTTTCTTAACATTATTTGAAGTAATAAATTTGTTCATTGTAAATTTAGAAGAGAATTTGCCAGTGACGAATTCGTCGATGGCGCACTCGAGATCACCTATTGTGTCTCTGGTTTTCTCTCGGATATTTTCCTGAACTGATGGACGATTGAGAGTCACGTCCTCTTTTTTATCTTCCATTACAGAAGAATACTTTTCAACGATCCTGTCAACAGTCTTTTGAATGAATTGAATAGAATCATCGGAAGGGATCAATCCATTTGTAATCATTCGACCCAGAGCACCGATTGTTTGGAATTCTGTATCTTTGGATAATTTCAATACTTCAAGCTTCTTGTCTACCTTCTTAGACTTTCCCTTGGTATTCTCATAATACTTAATGAAGTAACTCTTGAGATCTTTCGAATCTTTATAATTGTTATACCATGAATATGCCTGAGCCTTCTTATAGTCTGGGACAGTCCCAATAAGCTTTGGTTCATTTCCCCCAATGCGTCGATCGATTTCAGTAAGTTTCATTATAATTCCTTGTAGACATTATAGCTGTATCTTCAGCTTACAGATCATTCTAGCATAGAAACCGAATAGAGTAAAGTGAATTCTTTTGTTACATTTCAATGGGTTAGGCTAAGTCATTGATCTAGAAGGAAATTATCTTTTCTAATGATATCAATGGGTTAGTTACTTGTTGTTCGGAGATTTCACTTTAATGTGATTTCTTATGTCTATGACAGACTCTTCCTCGATGATCTTTATTATTTTATTGGTGAGATTTATTTCAGACTGAACTCTATTCATTTTACCTATCAATAACTCTAGCTCTTTGCGATAGAATTTCAATTCGGTATCTTTACGATTTTTAATTTCATAAATCTCATCGAGGAGTATTATTTTTCCTTGCATCTTAATATTCTATAAGTGGTGATTTCTACTTACCCAGAATAGAATTCATTAATGACTTCCATTCCTCGATGCGAGTTTCCCAACCATAAAAGACATCAAAATATTGTTTCTGGAAATTCAGCTGAACTTGCATATTCTCTTTATTTTTCTTGAGAGAAATGATTGCAGAGTTCAATGCATTAATGAAGATATTGGCATGTTGATTAGCATCTTCATGGAACTGATACATGAATGCAAAGCTCGAGCAGGTTTCAGGAAGTGCTCCAAGATTCGGGCAAACAGTAATACATCCAGCCGACATTGCCTCGATTGCAGAAATACAAGAAGTCTCTTCCCAAATCGAAGGATATGCAAATATGTGAGCCTGAGTTAGTGCCTTCCGGATCTCTGAATTGGAGACTGATCCATAGTAGTTTATTCTAGGATGACTTCTGCAACGATCAAATAACTCGAGAAATTGCTTATCTCTTTCTTCCCATCCATAGATCTTGAAAGAAGAGTATACATCGAGTTCGATTTCAGGATGTATCTCTGCCAATTTCTCGAATACTGGGATCAAAATGCTCAGACCACGATGAGGTGTGGTATGATAGATCAGCTTAATCCTATCAGTGGGCTTTTTGTGTTCTGGAATAGGATCAATGGCATTCCGAAGGATCACGCCATCAGAGTAAGGAACTCCGAGTCTATTTGCATATTGCTGACATTGCCAGTTCGAGACATAGATTAGCTTCTTAAACATTTCTCGATTATTACTATCTTTTAGAAACTGTACCTCTGGATCACCCGCCAGATCATGGAGCCAGAGAAGTTTCGGTCTCTTCTCATCAAGGACACGAACTCTCGAGCAAATAATCTGAAAGACGTCTTTGAGCTCTTCGGGGAGACGCTCATAGAGCCAACCTTGCATTAGCTCTGTTCCACCCTGGGCCTTCATGCTCAGCTCATTCAACTCAATCCCTGTACGATTTAAGCTGACATCTGAATACTTGTTTCCTGATATGATATTGATTTTAGTTGCCATGTTGTTTTTCCCAATCCCAAGTCTTGAATGAAATAAGCCCTGGAAAATTAAATGATCGCCATGCATTTTTAGTTAGATCGAAAATGGTGACCAAATCTTTAGGCTTTTCTGCCTTTACATCTGTGGTGCTCTTGGGATGAAACTCTCCTGGAATTATATTGATGTTTGTCGTCCCAACCATCTCTCGAATTGTTCCATCCTTCTTCTTGAAGGTAACAAACAATGCACCCTCAGATAATTCTTTCTTCAATGTATCAATACTCACAGTCATGTCATCACCCATTTAATTGAACCTTAATTTCAGCACCAGCTCTTGTTTCATTTACACTTTTCAATCTTTCATTTAATTCAGGAAGTCCTCCAATATAATAATTATCTAAGAAAATTTGAGGAACACTCTTTACTCCAGGAATGATGGATAATAGAGTATCTTTGTTCTGTTGAATCGCAACATCGACGAATTCTACATCTTCATTTGCATCGGTCAAGATTTTTTTGGCGACCATGCATGCAGTGCAATCTTGTTTTCCGTAAATTTTATACACTTAACACTCTCCTTCTAACTTATATAGTAATCATTCAAAAACTCTATTATGAGTATCCGAACATCTTACAAAGGTGGTACACTTGGGTATATCTTTCAACCTCGATGCACCAATATAGGTACATGCACTTCGAAGCCCACCTAATATGTTTTGAACAGTTGTAGAAACTGGACCAAGATACTTAGTCAATACTTCTCTGCCTTCAGAAGAACGATATTCCTTGAGTCCTCCAAAGTGTTTATCATTTGCAGCAGCTGAACTCATGCCATAAAACTGTACAAAAGTCTCAGTTAGGATAATGTGCTTACCACTATCATCACAGTAACCAGTTTTCTTAAAGCGATGAATCCTATCGCCACCGCCTTCATCATGACCTGCAAGCATACCTCCGAGCATTACAAAGTCTGCACCTCCTCCAAATGCTTTGGCGACATCTCCGGGACAAACACAACCACCATCGGCAATAATAAAACCACCAAGACCATGAGCAGCATCGGCACATTCAATGGTCGCACTAAGTTGTGGATACCCCACTCCAGTTTGAGTGCGAGTAATACAAACACTGCCAGGACCAACTCCTACTTTAACGATATCAGCTCCATTTAGTATTAGCTCCTCTGTCATTTCTGCAGTGACGACATTTCCTGCAATAATAATTATCTCAGGATAAAGATTTCTAAATTTATTTACGAAATTTACAAAGCTTTCTGTATATCCATTTGCAACATCAATACACTCATCTCATAAACAGGGATTCCTAAATTAAGTGCTAGCACATCTACATGAGCACTTCGATGAAGCATTAGATAATCATAAACCTTTTTTTCGGACTCATTTAGCTCAGGGAATAGGGCCATCTGTTGTTGTTTAACTTTAGGTTCACCCCAATCCATAAAAGTCATAAAATCGTTTGCACATGTTATTAAGTGCGCTTTTTGTTGTTGTATAAGTTGATTACATCCAACTGAAAAGGGTTCGTCAACATTTCCAGGAAAAGCAAATACTTCACGGGCATAATCATTCGCTAATTCAGCAGTAATTAAAGACCCTCCTTTAGCCCCACTTTCAATTACAATTGTGGCATCGGTCATTCCGGCAACAATTCTATTTCGCATCGGGAAATTTTCTCGATCAGGTTTAGTTCCAGGAAGAAAT